ATTTTGAATTAATGATTGTTGTCTTTTAATTTAATCTCTAGCTATATGGCAACTTCTTGATGATTACAAAATCACCTTATTTTTAATTTATTGTAAAAATTAAAAAGGTCTTCATTTAAAAAGACATCAAATATTAATATATTGTCATAGACATTGGTTTCTTGCAAATGAATAACATACTCATATAAAAATCGGGTCTCATCATTTAATTCATGTGAAGAGTTAATAAAAATAACGCAATTTCCTACTATTGGATTCATTACGTCAATCAATTTATCTATATGCAAATTCTTATCGTACGCAGTTTTGTTTTGATGTTTACCAACTATATTGTAATGTTTTAATAGTTCCAAACTGGTTAGGTTTGATAATTCAGGATTATAATGCAGATAATGACTTGAAACAAATTCTATATCAAAATCACAGTATTCAGATATGTATTTATGCATTTCCTTGTTTTTAATGTAGCAGGGTTTCTTTTCATAATAACCAAAGTTTTTGAAATGATTTAATAACTCTGTTTTATTTAATGTTTGTAAATCAATGTTTAATATTCTATAATGCGTTGGGTTATACATAGCATCTTGTTGATATTTGGTAACATTAATTTCTTTTTTCCATGATTTGTTGTTTTGCCAAAAATTATGATATGCAAAACAATCAGAATTATTAGGTTTTGCCGACATAAACCTATAATATGCGTCAATATCTGCTATTTTGTATTCCGAATTTCCAATATTATTGTTAAAATCTGCTGCAAACGATTTAGAAACTAATGAAAACCCACCAAAGGGTGAATTGTCATTTATGTCGTAAACTATTTTGCTGCCAATATAATCCCAATGTAAAAAATCATATATATTATCATTTACGATTAGTGTATTATCGTTATAAAACAACAACTTTTCTCCATGAAATAACGCATTAACGTCTTTACTAATATCATAAACACCATTAACTTTAATAAGCTTAATATTTTCCGATATTTTACTGCAAAGCGAAAGCATAAAATTATAGTTTGAGGAACCACAAATTATTGTATAACTCCATTTCTTACCTAATCTTAATATTGTGTTTTTTAATATGAACTCAATATGAGTGGACGTTTCAAAATAAACTAATATGGCCTCAAAATCATTATGCATACTAATCGTTGGAATTGGTATTTTTTGTAATGGTGTTAATGAATCTATACAATACTTTTTAAAATCCTCATGACAATGTTTCTCCATTCGTTCGTATTAATTGTTTTATTAATACGAATATATTTTATTTGTGATTACACTTTATTTCTTACTAAATATGTCTATTGAATTTACTAAATCCATCTTCTTCAATGATTTCTCAAATGCATTTTCTTTCTGTAAATTAGCGAACAGATATTCAGTGTTGGGACTTTCTTCTTGCTTTTTTATTTGCTTATACACCTCGTTTATTTTTTCAACTATATTTTGTATGAGCGGTTTGTTTGACATTAAATCTATATTGGTAGGAACAGGCTCTGTTAAAAGTGCAACCGCAAAATAAAGTAGATATCGGCGTTTTTTACATGCAGCCGTTGTATATTTTATGCAAAATATGTAAAAAATGGCTTTCATAAGTTTATCAATATATTGACTACCCAATATGTCACAATAATGAAAAAGCGCATCCCATAATATCCAAATAATATCTCTTTGAAATTTTTTTTCTACAGATATTTTGCTACGTTTCTCACATAAGCAGGGTTCCTTGCGTTTTTTACATATGGCATCAAATTCTATCAACCATTCTATCCAATAACTTGCTCCAATTGTACTGTGAGAATCTTGTGATATATGATATGAAAATTCATTTATTGCAATAAATAGTTCTTTCGGGTCTTCTTTCTTTAATATCTCAGCGCCATATGTCATGCTTGGAGCTTTTAATCTATCTGTCATTTGTGTCATATCAAACTCTTCTACCCTATTTATTTTAATAGGTTCAAAGCTATGTTTTCTATTTGAAAGTGTTAATGTGCTTATTACTTCAGCAAACAATTTGCGAATCGTGGGATGATTTCGCAATTGAAGTTCGTTTAAATATTGACCCTGTGTCATAATATTTTTAAATATTTCAAAGCGCATCTGTAAGTAAATAACGATTTTAGGATTTCCTAAATGAATGTGTTTGCCTGTATAATGTAAAATAATCTCCCAAACTTCCATATAATGCCCTGCGCATATCAATTCGGCACACCAATTTGCGGCGGGTTCTAATTTACCATTTTTCATATTCTCAATGAGCTGTTTACGCACGTCAGTTTTTTTATAACCAGAGAAAGATATACTCTTAAAATGTTGTCCAGTGCGGACATCATTAATTTCGCTATTATCATTTACTTTTGGGGCATCTTCATTCATAATATATTTATAGTAATAAAAATATAAATATATTTATACCCATTATGTATTATGTATCGTATTCGCATATTCTCAAACTTTTGCGAATCTGATAATTGCAAGGATGTCTATGACCGTTTATGCGAAGCGCAATTGATGGAAAATTATGGTGAAGACAAAGATGTTTTTATTACAAACGGTAATGATTTTACTCATGTTATTATTTTGAACACAGCGATGCCTCAAATTGCGCATATTCCAAAGCAGAATGTGATTGGATTTGCTTTTGAACCCATCCTTTTTTTGGGATTAACCGAGCAGTTTGTTAGATACGCACAACAGTACATAGGCAAGTATTATATTGGAGATAAATATGATTTGCCAGAGCCATTCGTTGAGAGGTTTTCGCATATGTGGCATAATCCACCACTTAAATACGCGCCGAATAAAACAAAGCGAATTTCAATGATGGTTAGTGAGAAAAATAAACAACAAGGTCATAAATACAGACATGATTTGATAACTAAAATATTGGAAACGGATTTGCCTATTGATATTTATGGACGTGGCTGTATGTATTATGATTTTATGGGCGACTCTCGTATCAAAGGTAAATTTCAAGAGATGGAACCCTATGAAAACTATGATTTTCATATTTGCATTGAGAACTTTCAAACCAATCATTATTTTTCAGAGAAAATAACCAATGCGCTTTTATGCGACACTACACCAATCTATATGGGCTGTCGTAATATAGAACATTATTTTCCAGATAAGGTGATTGTTTTGTCGGGTGAACTCAATAAGGATATGGATTTGTTGCGTAATATTTCAGAGAACCCATTGCAATATAAGAAAAACATTAACGTTGAAATCATTAAAAATAGGATATATTTGCTGAGAAATTTGAAAGAGTTATTTGGTAATTAAATTTATATTATATACAATACAATTATAATACAAATTTATTTTGTTTCCGTGCTACTCGGTAATCAATCGTGGTACCACATTGATAGTCTGTAGCTCTTGAGCCATCAACTTATAAGCATAAGGAATCTCCACCTTGGCAAAATCGGTTTTATTGTCACATGTCTTACAATGATGAATCGTGAAATCGGCTGATGCATACATTCTGTTCTTATTACCGTCATTATATGAAGCAACCATACCACACTTTCTACATACATGAACAGCATATTTATCTGACACATCGTATAGACGCTCACGACAGAATCTGGACATGCCATGTGCAATCATTACATCACGCTCCATCTCACCAATTCTAAAGCCACCATCCCTGCTTCTACCCTCTGCTGGCTGGCGAGTCAAGTTCACCATTGGACCAATGGACCTACTATGTTGCTTATCATTAACCATGTGTTTCAGTCTCTGGTAAAACACTGGACCAATATAGATATTTGTTTCTAGTTGCTCGCCAGTGAGACCATTATACATGAGCTCATTACCATAGCTCTCATACCCCAATTTCTGCAGCTCCTTCGTAATTGTCTTGACATCCAGGTTACCGAAACTGGTTCCATCACCAAACATACCAAGTTCCAACAGAACCTTGCCGAGAATCGTCTCCTTAAGCTGTCCGATAGTCATACGGGAAGGAATTGCATGTGGATTGATAATAATATCTGGCCGAAGTCCGTTCTTGGTAAAAGGCATATCACACTCAGGAATGATGTTACCACACGTACCCTTTTGCCCGTGTCTACTGGAGAATTTATCACCAAAGACAGGCTTACGCAAAGTACGCACACGAACCTTGGCAAAATTATATCCATCACCGTTTCTGCCAGTATAGTTCTTATCAATATACGTCTCCTCTGTAGTACGGAATGTCTTACTCTGGTCTTCATACTTTACTGTCTTTGTAGGGTCGTTACGATTCTCCTTGATAGGAATGGTCTTCGCAATAATGACATCACGATTCTCTACCAGCTGATTCTCAGGAATGAACCCCTCAGGATTCAGCTTATCGTAATTACCGAACTTGATACCCTTGGTCTTCTGTGGGTCAGGTTTGCAACGAATAATCTCATCCCGAATAATATTCTTGTCCTCATCCTTCTCGGTATGATAAATAGTTGCCAAGAAAAGGCCACGGTCAATGGAACCCTTATTGACAAGAACACTATCTTCTTGATTGTAGCCTGTATGTGTCATAATAGCTACGTGGATCTGTGTTCCAGAAGGGATCTTATTGAGTTGGATGAAATTCATAAGACGAGTATCAACGAGTGGACGACTAGGATAATTCAAGACATAGGCTGTCTTATCCATACGTTGGTCGTAGTTGGTTGCGTAAACACCCATAGCTTGTTTACCCATTGCACATTGGTAAGTATTTCTAGGAGCCTGATTGTGTTCGGGGTACGGAATACAAGATGCTAGTACCCCAAATACCGTGCTCGGATGAATCTCACAATGAGTGAATTTGATTTTTTTATCGGGTTCTTGCAAATATGTATCCTTGCAACGCATAGCAATCATTGCAAAGTTTTGCTCATCGGGGTCAATGTATTCAATGACAGATTCGTCTAGCTTGCAATTCGTGAGCAAATCATTCCACGAAATCTCCTTAGACACCAATTGTTCAATCACTTCCTTAGATATAATAGCTTTGTTATTACGGACACGTAGCACAGGTCTGGTTAGACGACCACCATCATTACAAATACGGATTTCTAGCTTCTTAAAATCAAATGTAATAGATGTGTAAATATTAACAATGCCTCTATACTTTTTGTCTTTCATATCAGTATAGAGTTGCATAGGATCATTTGCAACACCTAGCCAGCAACCATTCACGAATACCTTCACCTTTTTGTTGAGTTCCTTAGGACTAGCAATATCATTTACAGATAAAATGTACGGATTTACGTACTCATAAAGAGAAGAGCTACTTGTTGGAATAGTAATATGACCCATATAGCTGATGTTCTTTACAACACCAATAGACTGACCCTCTGGAGTTTCGGCTGGACATAGAAAACCCCATGTAGTGTTATGTAGCTTACGAGGCGCAATCAATTCACCACTCTTTTCCAATGGCGTATTGATTCGGCGAAGATGACTCAAACTAGCTACATAAGTTAATCTGTTCAGCACTTGCGCAACACCAACCTTACTGCTATTAGATTGTTTAATACTGAAGTCGCCAGTTGAAAGTGCACGGTTAATACCATTCTCAATAGTGGTGGATTTCATGATTTTATAGATATTTGACATATTTACAATATTTTCATAATCTTCGGATGAGCGCCATGAGCCATTGTTGATTTCACGGACAATCTGCTTCTGCATCTCCTTTACCAACTTATTGAAATAGTTTCTGAACAAGTTATTGAGAAGGGTGCCAGTAAGCTCAATGCGCTTGTTAATGTAGGAATCACGGTCATCTGGAGGAAGCCAACCCATGCTGGTCTGGATAAGCTTACTTGCCATGTATCCAATCAAATATAACTTCTGTTGCAGGGTCTTACAGTGAGGGAATAAGTCGTTGTTCAAGACCTCTATAGTAAACTCACGCTTTTTTTTAGCACCTGTCTCCTTATCTAGATTGATAGGAGTATAAGCGACAGATGCGGTGATATGACGAAGCGCATCTTCAGTTGTCATGTATTTGTTCCCGTCAATAATAGAAGCTTGCAAGAAATTCAAGATATCCTTTTGCTTGTCATCTTCAATGTCCAAAACAATATACTCAGTTATTTGCTTATCACTCATGATACCAAGTGCTCTGAAAAGCACATACAGTTCAATGGGTTGCTTAATGCGGGGAATCGTAATAAAGAGACCATGTCCAAAGCCGTTGTTCTTGCTAGCAATCATCATCTCAATTTGCTTTGGTGAAATACACTTGAAATCGGGAACAGACTTGATTTCTGCGAACCAACTCCACTTCGTAGTATTCTTTCCATCAAAGCAGTATACACGATTCTCAGCGGCACGCTCTTGACCAAGAACCGTCTTCTCAGAACCCTTGATAATAAAGTATCCACCAGAATCCATAGAGCATTCACCTGTGAATTGGTTACTGATGTGCTTGTTCTGAGTCAAGACACAAACAGAAGACTTCAACATGATAGGCAACTTACCAATGTTGATCTTGGGAAGTGTCTTCTCAATGGTCTTGGGGTTCTCCATATTTTCTGTGTTGCGAACAACATATTGAATGTTAATGTCCACAGTCATGGTTGAAGCATATGTAAAGTTACGGAGCTTGGCTTCCTGAGGCAACATTATCTTGGTCGCACCATTGTTCTCATGAATCTGTGGAGGATAGAGCTTAAAATTCGTAAACGAAATAAACACCTCCAGGAAATACTTGTCTTTATCCTGCACATAATCATTGTCGGAATGAATCACAACAGGATTAAACATCTGAATCGTACGTTGAATCTGATAATTCACAAAGTGATTGTAGGATTCAATCTGATGACGTACAAGACGTTCCAAATGTTGGCCATCAAAATAGGATTCAATGATATGATATGGCTCTTCAACAAAATCACCCATGTGTTCCAGAACTGCACGCTCACTTTCTGAAATCTTGCTATGAATCTCATCCACTTTTTTCTGTATAAGTTCCTCTTCCTTTATCAATCGTTTTAAATCTTCAGTAGTTTCGGATGGTTTTATGATATGAGAATCACGCAGTACCAACTTCTTCTTGGAACCACCCCTTTTCGGCAAAATATCATCTACTGTTTTTGCCTCCAAGTAACCCGAAGAGCTATCCGCTGATTTCATTTCATAATTCATCATTATCTGTTGATACAGATAAGTTAATATATTATTGAAATCAATTTTTTAATTCGTTTCATAAATATATAATTGATATGTATAGAATGGAATTAAAAACTATGAAAGCAAACGATTTGATAAGTGAAATAATATCGGCATTTACTATTTCATTATTACTTATTCCAGAATCTATTGCATTTTCTTTTATTTTGGGATTATCGCCCATGAGTGGAATACATTCCACCATAATAATGTCTTTAGTAACGTCTATTTTTGGTGGTTGTCCAGCATTAATTTCGGGTTCAACTGCCGCTGTGGCAACATCATTAGTCGGTGTAAAAAGTTTGTTGGGAGAAGAATATATATTTTTGTCTGTAATTATGGGTGGAATAATACAATTATTAATGGCATTTACTTCTGTTTACAAATATATTTTTAATATACCTGGAGCAGTATCTTCTGGATTTTTAGTGGCACTGGCATTTTTAATAGGATACTCTCAAATAAACAACTTCAAAGATAGCAAGGGTGATTGGTTAAAAGTAGATACACTAGATGTAACAATATTATTAACAATAGTATCCACATTTATTACCTTTTATGGGTTCATTATATTTAGGTTTAAAAACTTTACGTCGGCTGATATAAATTTCCCTGGTGGGCTTTTATCAATCGTATTGTTATATGGACTAATATCCGCATTTAATAAACAGTTACCAGTTCAAGTTATTGGTGATAGAGGTGATGTATTGTCTAGTATACCAGTTTTTCATTTACCTAAAGTTGAGTTGAGTTTTATGAATATATTAAAGACATTGCCTTTCAGTATCGCGATGGCGATAGCTGGATTGACAGAATCGTTATTTATGGTAAAGGATACAAGCAAGACGTTAGGAATTCCCGAAAATCCATTCCAAGAATGTATTGCACAAGGAGTAGCAAATATAATATCTGGTTTTTGTGGAGGAATTGGAGGATGTGTTTTAGTAGGTCAGACAAAATTTAACTTAGAAAATGGCGCAAGAACACGCTTTTCATCCATATGCACTAGTTTATTCTTTATTCTATTTACCATTTTATTTTCAGGAACAATTAAAAATGTACCAATGCCTGCTTTAATTGGAATAATGATAGCTATTGCTATAAAATCTGGTGATTGGAATAGTTTGTATAAAAAGATAGATAAAAATTGGATTATTACCGTTTTTACTTCACTTATCGGATTCTTTTCTGGCAGTTTGGCTCTTGGAGTGGTTTTGGGCTCTTTATTGCATTATAATATAATTTAATAAAATAGATAAAAATAAACGTACAGTATAGAAAATATGACGAAAGATAAAATAAAAAAATCAAATAAATTTATAGATTTCTTGGATAGTTATGACAAAACTTATGATTTTAATATGATAGATTACACAATGATGTCTGTTTTAATTAAAGACCATTTTAATAATTCAAAAATCGCAGATAAAAACTTATTGGGACCATTGTATAAAATGACGTCAATTAATGACGCTTCTTTAAATTGCCAAATAGACCATTCTCATTCTACGTCTATTTGGAATAATATGAATTCAACTCCATATAGTTTATTTGATAGCCCATATTTTATGTGGCAAAACCAACATGAAGTTACGATAGATTTACTTAAACTTAAGGAGTTTAAAAAAGAGTTAACTGTAAAAACTTCTCCGCCTACAAGGTTTGAAATAATAAACGCTTCTGTAACATCATTGGCCGATTTAATTAACATAGTAGAAAATAACGAATACAGAACAGACACAGAATACAATATTGATTTGAAATCGTTGCATAACATAAAGGCAGAACTTATTGATTTGAATAATATGATTGGTATGGAAAATATGAAACAATCTGTGGTAGATCAATTGCTTTACTTTGTTCAGAACTTGCATGTTGGTAAGGATTCTGGTGATTTTAAACATACTGCTATTTATGGGCCACCAGGAACAGGTAAAACAGAGATAGCTAAGATTATTGGAAAGATGTATTCTAAGATGGGCATATTGAAAAACACTATTTTTAAAAAGGTAACCCGTAGTGATTTGATTGGTGGATACTTAGGACAAACTGCAATTAAAACAAGAAAGGTTATTGAAGAATGCATGGGTGGTGTTCTTTTTATTGATGAAGCATATTCACTAGCAAATGGAGAAAGAGAAGATAGTTATTCTAAGGAATGTTTGGATACGATTTGTGAAGCGTTGAGCGACCATAAAAATGATTTTATGGTAATAATCGCAGGATACGAAGACGAATTAAATGAAACATTTTTCCGCGTAAATAAAGGGTTACAATCAAGGTTTATTTGGCGTTTTACAATGGATGAATATAGCTCACCAGAATTAATGAAGATATTCAAGAAAAAGGTGGCTGACCAAGAATGGCAATTTGAAGATGATGAACTAATAAAGGAGCGTTGGTTTAGTGATCGTAAGGATAATTTTAAGAGTTTTGGACGTGATATGGAGTTGTTGTTTACTTACACTAAGATTGCTCATGGTCGTCGCATCTACGGTAAAGACAAAGATTGCCGTAAGAAGATTTCAATGGATGATATCAATAAGGCGTATGATGTATTTTTGAAGAATAAGAATATTAAGAAACCGAAGGTGATTTATGGATTGTATACATAGAAGCCGTATTTAGGAAAATATTAGTTTTAAATATATATTATATATTTAAATCAAGATGTCGGAACAAAAGAAAATTAACATAGATATGAATTTATTTAAAGTATCCAATAATAAAACTCGTAAAAAAAACCCAGGTGAGAAAAAAGACGGGGGGATAAAGATAAAGCAGCCGTCTCAAAAAAAGAAGAATGAAACCTTAAAAAAGAATTCAATATTGAAAATGATCCGACAGCACCAACAAGAGCGTTATAGTAATCTGTTTGACGAAAAGAAACCAACTTTAAAACCGAACGAATCTACTGGGTTTAATAAAGAATTTGAGGAAGCACAGAAGTTTATGCAGAATCTAACGGAGAAAACTGCGGTTTCCGCACCGAAGAACAGTACATTAAAACAATATCCTACACCACAAACTAACTCTTTACTTTATAACCCTATTGTTGATACTTTCGCAAATCCTATAAAAGATGTTACCAGCAGTGTTATGACTAATGCGTATACCCAACCATCTATGGTTTTAAAACCAGTATTTAATAATCCTATCCATACACCACCACAATTTGGTTGTTTAAAAAATGGTCAGTTGCCCACTTATAGAAATTATATGAATAAAACACAGAAAGCTTTTCAACCACACATAAATATTGGAGGCTCAACAAATACCGTTACTCCAATTCCTCCGCCAAAAACTTTTACTGAAACCCGAAATGAACATGTAGAAAACAGATTAAAAGAAAGTATGAATAGAGTAAATCAAATGAAACAAGTGGAGGAAAAAATACAACAATTACGAAATTCTAAACCTAAGAAAATGAAACGAAAGAAAACAATAAGAAGAACGTACAAGGTGGGTAAATCAAAGATAGCACCAAAAGTGTCAGTATTGGTTTCAAACAAAACAATACGAAACAATATCTCTACGAAAGCGCAGCTATTAAAACAAACGCCAATAGAAGAGGTTAAAAAACATTTAATAAAATGTGGTTTAATAAGAGTTGGAACTATAACTCCAAATGATGTTTTGCGAAAAATGTATGAGAGCTCTATTATGATGTGCGGTGATGTGCATAATCATAATCCAGACTATTTGCTTTATAATTTCATAAACGGAGCCAAATGATTATAATTTCTTTGCGCTTATAATGTTTGGAAACAATCCTAGAATTGGTACTCTGTATCCATATCCAGTTATTTTATAGCTTTTTTCAGCATCAAGTTGAGTATACAATTCGGCGCTGTTAAAGAAAAGATAATAAAAAGAATTTGATACTGAATAAACTGTTCCGTCATGATCGGCAACTACGTTTGTGCCATATTTTCCTCTCAAACTGTTAACTTCTTTTACACGAATTGTCTTTTCAAACCTTGTTCCGTAAGCATAAATTGCGTTTAATACTAAAAATGTCAAAATAAGTATTATGTAATACTTGTATTCACCTAAATTAGAAATAATTGCTGATATAGATTTCATTTATATACTATACGACGTAATTATTTTACAAACGTACCAAAATAAAAATATTAGTAAATTCTATAGAATAATGGCTAGAGGTGGCTCAAGAGGTTCAATGGGTGGAAATGGAGGAATAGGAGGTAGCGGTGTGTTTGGATTATTTGGTTCTACTGTAACTTGTAAAAGCGAAGACAATAGTTATTATTGTTGGTTCGTTAAATTCTTTAACGTGCTAATAATGTCTATTGTAATATTTTACATACTTTATTTAGCGTATTATTTCATTTTTCCCATGTTATTTAGTAAAAAACGTAGATAAACAACTGTCATTATTATTATAGTTGTTTATTAGGAAGCACCCATGCTTTCAGAAACAATAACGAGACGGCGACGCAACAAATTGTATTAAAGCAAAACAAACTGTTTTTGAAGTGTGGTTTAATTATTGTTGTTACTGGTTTATTTTTTTCAACACAACGTTTATAATCACCACGTTCCATAACATTAATTGATAAAAGTGTTCCATTGTCAATGTCTACAAAATAACCATAATCATTCATTTCTGTTACTTCATCTACTAACATTTTCATTTATTATTTTTTGTTATATTATAACTAAATATGTTTTAAATCAATTTTTTAAAACATATAAAACTTACTACTGTTAGATATTAGCTAAATGTCTAAAACTAAGAAAACGTCGGATGTTGAAGATAAATTGCATCAAGAATATGCAAGGTATAGCAAAGAAAACGAACAAAAGTATGGTAAAAAAACTATGGTTCTTTTGCATAACGGAAAGTTTTTTGAAGTCTATGGAGTTCAATCATTAGAAACAGGAGAATATCAAGATAGCAAAATATTGGAGTTTTCAGATACATGTCAAGCAGTAATTGCGCCAAGACCAGGCGTTATGGAAAAGTTTGGAAGGGTTGTAATGGCAGGTGTTCCAACTGTGCAGTTGGATAAATATTTGCAAATATTGCTTGACGCTGGATATACAGTATGCGTTTATTTACAAGAAAGTGAACAGGAGAAAGGCAAAAAATTCAAGCGTTATTTAGATAAGGTATATTCTCCAGGAACCTTTATTTCATGCGAAACTGACGTTTCTCCAAGGATTACGAATAACATAATGTGTGTTTGGATGCACTTAGCCAAACCTCTATCAAATACTAGTGTGTCTAGAATTAAAGAGACAATTACTTATGGAGTTTCTGTAGTAAATATTTTTACAGGAAAGTCCTCTATTTTTGAAAGCCAAATTCCTTTTATAATGACGAACACTACATTTGATGAGCTGGAGCGTTATGTGTCTGTTTATAATCCCAGTGAGGTTATTGTATTGTCACCATTTGATACAGTGGATATACAGAAAATTATTCAGTATACTGGGATAAAAACTCACACTATTCATAAAGTTGACACTAGAGACGTCTCTAACCAGAAAGTAGTTAATTGCGAGAACCAAAGATATATTAAGCAGATTTTGACATCCTTTTATAATGAGGAAACGTTTGATTTATGCAGCGAATTTCATGAGAACATCATGGCAACTCAATCGTTTTGTTTCCTATTGAATTTCATTCAAGAGCATAATCCAGACCTAGTAAGAAAGATTAGCATTCCTACATTTAATAACACATCTGACCGAATGGTTCTGGCAAATCATACTTTGATGCAACTTAATATTATTGACGACGGAAACCACAATCATGGACAATATTCCTCAGTATTGTCATTTTTAAATAAGTGTTGCTCGTCTATTGGGAAACGTAAATTGCAATATCAGATTACGAATCCTACATTTGATGAGGATTGGTTAACACAAGAGTATAACATGATATCTAAAACACTTGACAATTATGTTATGGTAGATGCGTTTCGTAAAATTCTATTAAAAATAAAGGATGTTGAAAAGATAATAAGACAGATTATTATAAAGAAGATATATCCATCGTCTATTGCAAATCTTTATAAAAGCATTGATTGTGTGAGTCAAATAAATACGTGTTTGTATGAATTACCTGAAATTTGCGATTATTTATGCAGTGAATTTAATCATATTGAAAGTTCTTATAACTATGTAGATTCAATTTGCTCAAAACTTACTGAATTTATAAACAAGAATCTCGTTATTGAAGGTTGTGAAAAAACATCCTCCATGACTACATTTGAACATAATATTATACAACGTGGTGTTTCAGATAAATTGGACTTAGCGAACGACGAATACGTAAAATGTAAAGATACATTTGTAACTATTCGTAACTATTTGAATGAACTGATGCAGAATAATGAAAAATCATCAGTTCCAGATTATGTCAATATGCAAAAGAAAGAAAAATCTGGAGAATATTTGCAAATAACGACTGTTCGTTCAAAAAAATTACAGACGCTTTTAACTGGAATTATTTCACATAGTACATCGCAAGGAAAAATTATTCTAGAAAATAATGTTACATTAAACCTTAATGAAATAAAATTCAAAAGCGCTGGTTCTTCATCAAGCACCATGGATATTGAATCTCCTCAACTTATTCAATTAAATAAAAGAATGCTTGAATTAAAAGACACAATCAATACATTGATTAGTGAAGCGTATATTAAGGTATTGAATGAATTGGAAAATACTTGGTTAAACGACATTGAAAATCTAACAAACTATATTGCAAAAGTAGATGTTTTACAATGTAAGACTTATTTGGCAAAACAATACAATTATTGTAAACCCGATATAGATTCGTCCGCTGAATCAGCTTACGTAAATGTTAATGATATGCGCCACTGTCTTATTGAACATATACAACAAAATGAAATATATGTTACGAATGACTTGTGTTTGGGCCGAGACGAAAATGGAATTTTACTGTATGGTACAAATGCTGTAGGTAAAACTAGTTTAATAAGAGCATTGGGTGTTTCAGTTATTATGGCACAATCGGGTATGTATGTTCCTTGTTCTAAATTTATTTATAAACCATACACTGCTATTTATTCCAGAATAATAGGTAATGATAATATTTTTAAAGGTCTCTCTACGTTTGCAGTAGAAATGTCTGAATTGCGTGTTATTTTAAAGATGGCTGATGCGAATAGTTTGATTTTGGGAGACGAATTGTGCTCTGGGACTGAGACTGAATCTGCGCTTAGTATTTTTTGTGCTGGTTTAATGCAATTGACAGAGAAACAATCATCTTTTATTTTTGCCACGCATTTTCACGAGATTCTTAACTTTGAAGAGATAACCAAATTAACTAGTGTTGTAACTAAACATATGGCGGTTTATTATGATAGAGCTCTTGATTGTTTGGTTTATGACCGTAAACTTAAAGATGGGTCTGGTCCTAGAATATATGGACTAGAGGTTTGTAAATCATTGTATTTGGAAGACGAATTCTTAGAGCAAGCATATGCACTTCGTAACAAATATTTTCCAGAGACGAAAGGTGTTTTATCTAGTCCAGGAACGGCTTATAATGCAAGAAAATTAAAAAGTGTGTTGTGTGAAAACTGTGGTATTAATAAAGCAGAAGAAGTCCATCATTTACAGCAGCAAAAAGACGCAAATGATAACGGGTTTATTGGATCATTCCATAAGAATCATCCTGCAAATTTACAGAATATTTGCCAAGAATGTCACGACAAAATACATGCGACTAATGATGCAAAAACTGTTGTCCGCAAGAAGACTACCAAAGGATTTAAAACAATTTAACGTAGCATTGCATTGGTTCATTGCCTTGGACAATTCCCATAACATTTGCTCTGGTAATAATAAAAGTCTCTGTTAGGTATTAATGTATTGCTATAATGAGATTTCATTTTGGGACCATTTTGGCTGCCACTTACGCATTTTGCGCCACCTAACAATACACAACAATTTGTGGAAGCACAAACATTGGGATCCATATGTTGACATGCTTGCTCTAATTGGTCTGGATTGTTTTTATAATAATTACATACACCGCCTTGAATTGATGATGTTTCAACCATTGGTTGTCCAATAAACATATTTGCTGTTCTACTTAAATACACACTATCTTCATAATTTGGAACATATGTTAATGACCCATATATGTAATCCTGTGGTTTATAATATGTTGGTTTTACGCCTAATCCTGTTGGTGGAATTGCAGTAACGTTCCCCTTTTTATCTGTTATGTATGACGTTCCTGATGGATTTCCGTATTTGTCTTTTTCAGCTAAATAATCGTCATGAAATTGAACGTTTACATTATTGCTTATGTCGTTATACCCTTTTTTAAATCCATCGTATTTATATTCATTGGTAGAAACCTGATATTCGTTTATAGCAGAAGCGGCTGCAACACTTGGGTCAGGTGCAGGTGCTGTGCTAGTCTCTACTGGAGTTTCTGCTGCGTATCCAGAAGGAGCCCCTTGCACCATAGTTGCTTGTTGAGCAGCAGCCGCTACAATATTTTGCTCGTTTTGTACCATACCAAACATTCCAATACCTTCTTTGAAATCAAAATAGTAAGTGTATAGTTCTTTAGCTAAATAGAATATCACAACAAACAATACTATTATGCTAAAAATATAAATTGGTTTAGACATTCTTTATAATATCGTAATATTTTCTTGTAGATGAAAAATTGAAAATATATAAAAGAATATACGTATATTAATTATAGAGAACAATGATTATTCCAGTAAAGTGTTTCACATGCGGTATGGTCCTTGCTGATAAATACAGGTATTTTCAAAATGAAGTTAGAAAAATTAAACTATCGCAAGGAATGGATTTAGAAAAGGTGACGTATTTAACTAAAAACAAAGTAGATAAAACTCCAGAGGGAACTGTTTTGGATGATTTAGCGTTAAATAACGTTTGTTGTAGAAGACATATGTTAACACATGTTGACATTGAATAGACCCCCCTTCTCAATTTAAATAGGTTGATTTTTTTTATCGTTTTAGTATATAGATGAGCAGGGCTAAGAATAATAGAAAAACTAAAGGAAAAGTAGCTTATAAAAAAAGAGGTACTCGTAAAAATAGAAAGGGTACTCGTAAACTTAAAGGTGGTTGTGGTTGTAACTCTGGACTAATTAAGGGTGGCAATATAAATCCTCCCAGTTTTGATGGTAACTTGCCAATTCGTTATTATTATGGTCAAAATGATTATCAAAATGACCCAACAGCACCCAATGCTATTGAGAGCGCAAGAAACTTACCAGGAATAATTAAAGGAGGTAAGCGACGTAATAATAAAAAGATAAAAGGCGGAGATATGTTATTGGGATCAGCATATTCAAATAATCCATTAGTTTCATTCGGCACATTAGACGGTGCTAGAAATGCAGTTGATGTGTTGTATGGAAGCACAACTACAAACCCTTCGGTTTATAATCAACCTACATTAAATGGGCATACTTCAAATAATCCACCTTTAGCATAAATTTCTTAATGATTATATATAATGGCGATTGCAATTGCTGGTTTAAAAGATTTATGCAGTCCCGCTTCTTTGTATTTGGTTTTATCTGTAATAGCGTTAGCAGTTATGTTTTTACAAAATATAGGTAACGAAAATATGTATTGTTTAGGAGTTTATCAATGCGATGTTTCAAGTGTATCACTTATTTTTATTATTAAGATACTCTACATTTTATTCTGGACCTGGGTTTTGAACTTAATTTGCAGAGCTGGATATTCTAGTGTATCATGGTTTTTAGTATTGTTACCCTTTGTTCTATTTTTTATTTTAATTGCTATGTTCCTTCTGTCTAAGCAATAATTTTAATGGTAATATTATTTATATGAAATAATATTATGAACCGACAGCTAGATACAAAATTATTAAATTCACTTCCAGATGATGTTATAATGAATCATATTTTGCCATACACTTATTTACCCCAATCTCCAAGACTTATGATGGATGTTCGCAGCTTTTATACTGATTTTTCTATACTTGAAAATGCTTACACCTATGATTTCAACTATGATGTGTTGATTTATGACCTGATATGTTTTTGTAATCGTTCGCGTATCCCCAGCTATAATATGCATAATAGTTTTGGCAAAATATTAAACCGAATGTTCAGAATGAAAAAATGGACTTATTCAACTTGTAATAATTTTGTATTTGTTGTTTTTCACAGAGATGTTGTATTAAACCCTGAAAGGAAAATAAGATTCTTATGGGGAATTCTAAATCCAAGAGAAAGAACTTTGTTTATTAATAATTATGTAATTGAAGATGATTATGTTTAGAATAGTATTTTTGTATTTACATTTTTAAACTACTGCAGCATTTGTCGTAACATTTTAGTCATTTATATATTATTTAGATATTATATAAATAGTTTATTCTATTTAAAATGTCTCAATTTAAAAGACCATACAGTACTTTGTTTAAACAATTAACTTATGATAATTACTATTTGAAATCTCAAAATAATGAATTACGTAGCGTTATTAACGTATTAGAAGCAAATATTTCACAATTAAACAGATTTATAATGTCTCAATATGATTTGTCGTTTAATGTGATGGAAAATCTTAGAATCGTAACTTTTGATGGCTCTGGTTCTGTAATGTCATGCATTCATTCTGATGGATCTGGTAATTTTATTCCTTGCACTGAAATGTCTGGAGGGTATTTGCCATGTGTTTTGCCACCTATGTATGAAAATGCAATGCCAGAAAATCAAGAAGTTATGGGAGAGAAAGTTTCAAAAACACATATATCGGATGCTAGTAGAGATTTTCTTTACGATTATCCTTATTGCGGTTATAGATATCCTTATTTTAGAAACCCTTATTATGGATATCCTTATTACCCGTATTTATATGATAACGATTATTTATATAGAGGTATGGATGCATCATGTGTTAATATGCAATCTATGAAACCAACGCAACACCCAGCTTTAATACATGGTCCAAATGGAACGCATATCCATATCCATACAAAGTAAAAAATTGATTATTAATGTTATAAAATATATAAAACAATATCGCTATATTTTATACCATGAATCCTCAAATCTCTAATCTTTCTGAAATCGGAGACGTCTATAAGTTTACCATTAATAATCTAAACGTTAGTTTAGCAAACGCTATCCGCCGCACTATTCTTTCTGACATTCCAACCCTATCATTTTATACTGAAACGTACAACGATAATCAATGCAATATTCAGGTTAATACGACGCGTTTGCACAATGAGATTTTGAAACAGAGATTGAGTTGTATTCCAATTCATGAAAAGGACTTGAATATTTTGCCAGGCGCATACATATTGGATTTGGATGTTCAAAACAACACAGAGGAGATGATTATTGTGACCACCGAACATTTCCGCATTCGCAATAAAACAAATGGCAATTTCCTTTCAAAGGACGAGACCAGACGCATATTCCCGCCATGCCAAAAGACACAGCAATATATTGATTTTGCCCGTGTTCGCCCAAAGATTGGTGATAATATTCCTGGTGAGCAAATTAAATTAACCGCTGAGTTTTCGGTTCATAACGCCAAAGAAAATAGCATGTTTAATGTTGTATCTAAATGTTCTTATGGAAATACACCTGACATGAAAAAGATTGATGAAGTTTGGGAGGAACATGAGAAGAAGCTTAGGTCAGAGCAATTGTCTGTGGATGAAATTGACTTTGAGAAGAAAAACTTTTATCTGTTGGACGCTCAGCGTTATTATTTGGCAGATAGTTTTGATTTTGTGATTCAAACAGTGGGTGTGTTTGATAACCGCGAAATAATTCAAAAGGCATGTAAGGTGTTGCATGACAAGTTGATTAATATGATTCAATTGATTGATTCCGATGGCGTTCCAATTAACAACAGTGAAACAACTATGGATTACTGCTTTGATATTGTTCTTGAGAATGAGGATTATACTCTCGGAACTGTATTGCAATATGTTCTTTATGAGAAATATTATATCAAGGAGAAAATCTTTACCTATTGTGGTTTCAAGAAGTTTCATCCTCATAATGATGACAGCACACTTCGCATTGCATATGCACAAAATGCGGATAAGAGAATGGCGGCGCAGCATTTACGCTTTGCTTGTGTTGACGCAGGTGCTGTATTCAAGAAAGTACATGATATGTTTGAGAAATAATGGTTTAGTAGTATATACGCGTTCAAAAAATTGAATGAATATATCTTTTTTATTACTATTATTAAGTTACTTGGGTCAAATGAACTGTTTGAAAGCTATTAAAACTAAATGTTGTCTTTTTAGAAGAAGAAACGTGTCTTCTGATGTGATAACGTATACTGAAATTGCCGATAAACATTTTGAGGAATATTTAACCAATATTGAATATAAAGATACGACTGCGTTTATTCCACCTATCGTAGCAGGTAAGGTAATAAAAGTTTATGATGGAGATACTATCACAGTTGCTTCAAAAATTCCTGGAACAGCGCTTCCTATTTACCGTTTTCGCGTTAGACTTGCGGGAATAGATTCTGCCGAAATAAAAGGTCACACAGAAGAAGAAAAAAAGGCAGCAATTGAAGCCAGAGATGCTCTCCATAAATTGATATTTGGTAAAATGATTGTCTTGCGAAACGTGGGTACTGAAAAATATGGTAGAATATTGGCTGATATTTATATTGAGAATTTGCACATTAATCAATGGATGTTGGACAATAAATTTGCGGTTCCTTATGACGGTGGCAAGAAGGTACGCCCACCAGAATGGGACAATGAATTGTAAATATTTGACCCTAATTGAATATTAACCAATTTTCTGGCAAACAAACGTATTTGTAATAACCTATCTTGTCCCATTTCCATAAATCATTCCCTATCATAAAAGACTCTATTTTTACTGCGCCGTGATTTTCATGGTTCGCCCTTTCCGTGTAGTCAATAGTAGGCGTTGCATGTATCACGTTTTGGTGGGTTATATTTTTTGTTTCGTCAACATCGTCGTAGACAATTGCCAAATGTCCCTGGTCCTTACCAATGTCTTTAAATCTCGCAATTAATAGGGTTCCTCTTGGATATGATTTTTTCATATCCAACTTTTGAAGCCGCTTGTTTTGATTAAGATGTGCAAACCATGCACCAGTGCCTCCAGGACAAGCCTGATAAATCTCCGCAAATTTTCCACGCATTTTTGGACCCAATCCAGGGATTGTCAACCCACGAAAACGGCGAAGTAAATTAGGTAGGCCAGTGCAAGCAATAGATTTATCATTTTTTTGTATTTCATGAGATGTAGGTGCAGCCAAGTTTTCGCACCAAAACACATCGTCTCCACTGAACTTGTGTATCTCTGGATCGTACCACCTGAACGGTAGACCAACCAATGACTCTGCGTATTGTAGTGCTTCATCCACCACATTTCTTTTAATTACATTAATATCCTTTTGATTAACAATCAACTTTGCCATTCTTAGTAGTTTTCTCACTTTCTTTAATTAATTAAAATACTCAATTTTTCACGCTCTTTATATTGATTTAATAATAATATCTGAAAAATTGAATTAGATATTATTTTTGATAAAGTATATAAACAAGATAGACATGGAAAAGAGATTGAACACTAAGATTGAGAAGTACGTTACTGAATTTAAGGACAGTGTCAGAAACAAAGTTACTGAATTAGCATTTCAGGAGAAGCCTCTTGTAAATGAGCTTTTGGAATACATTTACGATTATGAGCGTCTTAGCTTGGCTAAGGATGACCTTGTAAAACGTAAGCGGATTAAGAATGCAATTCCTGTGAACAACCGCTGTAATGCAAAGCGAGCCAATGGCGAGCAATGCACCAGGCGTCGTAAGACGAAGTGTGAGTTTTGCGGAACTCACATGAAGGGAACTCCACATGGATTCTTTCAAACAGATGAAACCTCTGAAAATACAATTCAAAAGATGGAGGTTGTAGCCGAAGACATATGTGGAATTGTTTATTATATTGATAAGTTTAACAATGTTTACAAAACAGAGGATATTTTGGAAGGAAAGCAGAATCCAAGAATAATTGCAAAATGTGTAAGGAATGGTGGAAATACTACTATTCCTGAGCTTGGACTAGTCTGACCCTTTTGTAACTTTAAGAACAATTGACTCTTTCACAGTTTCTTCACGATTATCTAAAATAAAATTATTCATTTCACCAGCCTTTAGAGCATCGCCTTTGTAATATTTTGATAGAATGTCCAACAATAACTTTTTTGTTATTGGTTTTTTGATATTCTTTTTAGTATAACATATTTGGCCATTGTTAATATCAAAACAATCAATCTCATTTTTTTTCATAGTTTCCATCAATATGGTTGAAGTTTTTGTTTTCTCTGCTTTTCTTTGTTTTATTTCTTTCTGTAACTTACGAATGTCGTTGTCTAGTTTAACCCAATCTTTTATAGTTTTAACAAGCTGTTCTTTTGTTTCCATTATCATATATAAACAATATATTTTTATATCTGATTATTTAGTAATTTTTAACTGTATAATATATATTAATTATATAGATTATGAATATGCAATTTGTTAATAGTAGATACAACGCGAGAGCTGAAAATATAAAACCGCCATCAAATGTTTCTATGGTACCTTTTGCGAGAAAGAATTATTATCAAAGACCTGTTGTTCAAACTCAAGAACCACAAGTTAAGACACAACCAGTTCCTCAAAACAATCCTAACAAAATAAGATGGGGTCCTCCTACATGGTTTTTGTTTCATACATTAGCTCATAAGATTAAAGATGAACACTTTTCTAAAATTAAAAATGAGCTTATAACTAATATTATAATAATATGTAATAATTTACCATGTCCAAAGTGCGCAGACCATGCAACCCAGTATATGAGCAAAATAAATATTGGAGCAATTAAAACAAAGGAAGATCTCAAAAATATTCTTTTTAAATTTCATAATGACGTCAATGCGAGAACTGGAACTCCATTGTTTGATTATAATGATTTAAATAGCAGATACAATAGTGCGGTTACGGTTAATATAGTGCAAAATTTCTTTATTTTTTTTAAAGATAAATCTTTTAATGTTACTGCTATTGCTAATTCTATGCATAGAGAAAGAATTATTACTTCTCTAAAGAATTGGATTCAAATTAATATTCAATGTTTTGATAACTAAATATTATTGTAAAAAATAATATTTATTAAGCGGTTGGTGTTCCCATATTGGTAGATAACAATTTTCCGTTTTTATACACTGCGCATTTAAATGTTGTCGCACTAGGTTTACTGCAAACTTCTTTGTTGTTTACTCCAGCAAAATATTGCAAACTAGTATTGTTTGTTTGTTCAATAATGTATGCCCATAACCAACCACCAAACCCAGCAAAAACAAGTGATGCCAATAATTGCCAAACCGTGTAACAAGAATTCTTGATGTTCCATAATCCATCAAAGACAATAACTAATGGGAAAAAGACTAGGGTTGGAATGTTTTGATTTACAAAGTCATAAACAATAATAGTATACAGCAAATAAGCAAAAGTAAATCCAAACACTGCTTGTCCCAATGGTAATTTTGAAATATCTCCATCTTGACCAAGTGTTATCATTCTGCATATTTCTGGTCGTGAATCTTGATCAATACTTGGTAAAAACGTCAAAACGTTTCCTACGGCCACATTAATAAAACATGCACCTAATAGACCTACCAAATATATTAAACCTTTAAAATCTTGATTAAATACGGATGATAAAGCAAAAAAAGATACAAGTACAAATGGCGCTAAACGTAAAAATAAATAGGTAAATGATATGATGTTCAAATCCATTTTTCTAAACTATACTAATATATTATATTCATAGAAAGTAATTATTGCTCTGTAAATACATACTCAAATACTTCTTTTATTGTAGAGACCTCTATAAATTGAATATACGCATTTTTCTCTTTTTCATATTTCTTTTTCCATTCATTATATTCTTTATTATTTGCTTTTGGATAGAGAAAGGTTGTTATACCTGATTTAATACCGCCCAATATTTTTACATCTAAACCACCAATTGCAGTTATTTCTCCGTTTAAACTTATTTCTCCTGTAATTGCTAATTCATTCTTTATATGTTTTTTATTTAATAAACTGTATATAGCAACCGTAATTGCGGCGCCAGCTGACGGACCATCCTTTGATATACTGCCTTCTGGGCAATGTATATGTAACCCCTGGCATTTTGTCTCATCAAATTGCTTTAACCATTCTTTTTTAATATTGTTGTCTGTTAAATTCCATGCCAATGTTTTAGCTACATTCATGCTTTCCTTCATTACGTCACCTTGAAGACCAGTTAAGCGCAAGTCTAAAAATGTGGATGAGGGATAAAACAATGTTTGAATAGGAATGATTCCACCTCGCCCGAGAGCATTTGCCCATAATCCGTTTATAATTCCCACTTCGGGAGTGTTATGGATTCGTTTTTCATTTATTTTATTGTACTTTATCAAATACTTATTTTCCAAATTTTCTTTTGTTATAAATATTGGTAACTCAATACTTTCACTACACGACGATTTCAATATATTCAAATTGATTTCACCAAATAGGTCAAACAACAATTCCTTTAATTTTCTTACACCTGGTTCTATAGTGTATGAATCTATTATGTATTCTATTATTTCATCTGATAGTTCTACAATATTCTCAAACCCCATTTTTTTATTTATTTCTGGTAGAATATATTTACGAACAATGACCATTTTTTCGTCCAGTGATAAGTTATCAAATTTTATTCTGTGTATTCTATCTAATAGGATACGGTCTATTTTTTCAGGGTCATTATAAGAAAATATAAACAATGCTTTGGATAAGTCAATATCTATTCCTGAGAAATATTTATCTTGAAAACAATCATTTTGAGTAGAATCTATTAAATGCGTAAATATTCCTATAATATCCTTGCCGTTTTCTGTATTGCTTACTTTGTCTAATTCGTCTACGTAAATAATAGGATTCATGCACTTTGCCTCCATCAATATATCTGCTATTTTACCCCAGGTTGAATGCACATATGTATATCCATAACCTTCTAATGAAGAACCATTGCTTGACCCACCTAATGCTATAAAAGAAAATGGTCTAGATTCTCCTTTATCGTCTTTTAAACAATTCGCTAAGCCTTTCTTGGCCAATGATGTCTTTCCTATTCCTGGAGAGCCTTCAAACCCAAAACAATAACCAGTCTGTTCACCATTCATCCATTGAGCTATAATTTTTAATATTTGGTTTTTTGCATGGGTATGACCATGTATAGATTCATCTAGAATATCAATTATGCTCTTCATAGCGGTTTCTATTTGCAATACATTACTGTTTATTGATGTAAATTCATGTTTAGTTTTAGTTAATGATAGTGGTGATGAAACGTTTAATTGGTCATATATTTCTGTAACTATTAAATCATTATTCCTATTATTGTTTACACATTCTAGTATACGATTTGTGTTATCTGTTTTACTAACATTTGTTAGTGAATATTTTTTCTCTCCATTTGATTTTTTAAAAGAGTTTATATATTGAATTACTTTTATTAATTGTTTGTTTGAATTTTTATCAATAATTTCTTCCATATTGTTAATAACTTTACCATTAATATATTCATTAATTTTTCTAATAGTGTTTGTTATTTCTATTGTGGAATACCTTTCTTTTTTTGCTATTTTGAATTCTGGAAACAATTGTTCTATTAACGTTAATGCCCGAATGAACCATTTATTCATTTCTTTCATTTTTTTAAGTATGGGTTCTTCGCGATAAATACCAAAAGGAATTTTAATTAATCCCTCCAAATATTGTTTTGCTTTTGTGCTTAGCTCATCTGGTTTGCCCTTTATTTCTTTTAATTTTGCCATTGCTTTTTCTTTCACGGTTTCACTTGCTTTTAATAAATATATCTGTTGTTCTAATGACACTCTATTGATGTCGTATTTTTGCATCATATCATTCGTATATTTTATTGTGTGTTTTACAACGTCTTTAAAATATATCTTAATTTTCCACGGCAAACTTTCATATAAAGAGTTATGGTCGCCTCCAACAGAATCAATAGAATTTGCTGTGATTAAATCGTATAATAAATAACATATATACTGTATCTCGTCATCTTTATTATAAACTAATAGATTTATTAACATGTTGCGTTGTGAATAAACATCTAGTTCTAAGAATTTTTTAATAGTTAGTTCTAATTTAGTTTGTTTAATAGAGCGCGTTTCTGTAAAAATAGCTATCATTTTTTTGCGCACATCATCATTGCCAAATATTAATATATTTTTCAATGTGGTTGTTTCAATTATGCGAAATAGAACTTCTTTTTCTAATTCTTCTTGGCCGTTTGCAATACTACGTATTTCGTGAATTCTGTTTTTAATATAAAGATTTGTGAAACAATTAATATGTATGTCATCTATTATACCGTTTATTATAAGGGTTTTTTTACTCTTTTCATTTTGAATTACAACCCGTATTCCGTATATTTTTTGATAAAATGATTTATTTGATCCATCTGTGTCAAAACATTCAAAGGTATTTGAATCCTCAATCACAACGTTTTCCTCTGTAATTTTATTAGAACAAGTTGTATTATTGTTTATGCTGGTTGATTTGTTCGGTTTCCAATGAACAACTTTATATCCAATAGGTTGAATATGGTTTTTTATTATTTCGTATTTTGCGTTTAAAACGGGGTCTTCTATTTTCATGTTTTTGAATTCTGAACCAAAAATTATGAACAATAAGTCTTCTATGCGCTTTGTACCGAATCCGCATATTATCATGGATAATTTATCTATTATTTTTTGTAATGAATCTATGATTTTTTCACTGTTTTTAGTATTGTTTCCTCGCATTTGCTTTGCTATTTCGTTTGTTTTTTCATATAGTTCAGTTAATACGGAAATTGATAGATTCGCATCATTATTACTAAATATGTCATGTTCTTTATTGATTCTTATTGAGCTTATTGTGCTTCGGATTATCTCTTGAATATATGTTATCTTTTCATCAATAAATCCGTATAACTCATTATCGTCTGTTTCTTTTATAGCGCTTTTTAGTTTTAAAGAGTTCTGTATATCACTCTTTTTGTCACTCATTAAATAATGTATACATTTATCTCATATAAATAATGCTTTATGACCGTGTGAAAATAGTTCTACGGTAAACATGTATTTTAATAATAGTAAAGTGCACTTTAGAGAGTAACTAATATTATTTTATATATAAAATGTATACTTGTCAATTATTCTATGAGTAGCATGGATAGCAATATTTTCATATGGAATAAAGATTATATTGGTTATAGAAACAATTCAAACATATATAGTGATGTCCTTGTTAATACAGGGTCAAATAGAAAAGGTGAATGGCAAAATGCAATTGCAGTAAAATACGTAGATAATTCACCAAGAGTACTTGAAAACACAAATCATTTTATCCATGGCCATAAATGGGCGCCTTCATACAATGAAAAGTATAAAATTTTTGATAATTTAGTTAATAATTACAACTCTATCTTAGAAAACGTGAACAACGAGGATTTAACTTACTATGACGAAACTACATATTTTTCTATGTTGGACGCATTTTCGTTTTCCAATAGTGGTCACAATCTTAGTGAAATTTTAGATTTTGCAAATTATATATTGAATAACAATATAAAAAACGTTATAATATACAAAGGTTATAAAGATACTCACAATTTCAAATTAATAAATTTATTAATTGGTGATTGTGTTTTTTATGAAGTTGACTTTGATAAAATATACAAATTTAAGAATCTGATTGTTGTCAGACCTGTTATTTTTAAGATTTTATTACATGAACCATTAATTGAAAAACTAAAGAACATTATAATTGAAAAATACTCTGACGTTTATGACGATTGCAAAGGAAAAAAAATAATAATAATGAAAACACACAGAAATAAAAACGTAATGCTCGCCGCTACTCAATTTAATTGCGAAGATTTTCTATCCAATTTAGAGAAGAAGGATTATTTATATATAATACCAGAAGACATTGACATCTTTAAATTGGCAATTTATTTATTGTTTGCTAACACAATAGTATATTCAACTGGTTCAATATTATATACGAACAAAATTTTCTTTAATTATGATGCAAAAATGGTTTATATGTGTCTACCTAATAATAATAATATTAATGAAAACACGCATAAAGAACTTTTTAATAATAGTTTAGTAATTAACACTCTTCATAAGGTAAACAATTATTCTGAAATTGTAGAACAAATAGAAAATTATTAGATTATTATTATAAAGCTAAAAATATAGCATTATAATATATGATTAACAATAAGAGTTCTCCTGTTGTCTACATACACAATATTTCTCATGAGTATAATTTAAATTTATTTCCAGTTCACATCAATAATAATGATATTGTATTAAACACAGAAAAAAATTATTCTGAGAACAGATGTTTGTTGTCACAATATAGTCTTGAAATTAAATTTAATAAAATAATTAACAATTATCACAATTTAACTAGTTCAATAGACAAATCAGATATTATATACATACCAATTTATACTTTCTTACTTGCTTGGGAAACGCATTATGTTTATAATGTATCAAATATAGTTAAAAAATTAAACGAATTGAAAGAATTTATTGATTTTTATTCTGATTTTAAAAAAATTTTTTTCGTTTATTCCGACGTTATGTGGGAAGACAAAAGGTGTTTTATAAATTATTTTTCGTTTAAAGACAATGTTCATATAGTTTGTTATGAGAATATTAAAAGTTGTTCAACTAATCAAATTCCTGTACCTTTTATTACTCATATTAATTGTGTCCCGACAGAATATGTAATACCATTCCATAATAAAAAAAACAATTTAATATGTTATTGCGGTAGATACAGAAAAGAACAAGAATATATTAAAAATATTGCGTTAATAAATTTAACGAAATATCAAGAGGTAAAAAACCAATGGATTACTTGCAATAATTTAGACATGTACAATGAAATTGATAATCTATATTTTAATTCAACATTTTCATTACAACCGCATGGGGATAAGGAAACCAGACGAGGGTTTTACCATAGCATTTTACTTGGTTGTATACCTGTGGTATTTGAAAACAACTATGATGTATATCAAAATGTTTTTAAAGGATACGTTGAAATTGAAGACATATGTGTTGTTATAAAGAATAACGAAATAAATAATGTAGAAGAAATATTAAAAAATATAGACGAAAATAAAATACACAATATTATTGAAAAATACAATAAAATAAAACATATACTATTATATCATGATGATAATGCTGATATTTTGTATAACGTATTTATTAAAATGAATTGGTGTTAATGATTGCCCTTTACTTATTGTGTAAATATTCCAATACATTTTTTACTGGGTTACATAATGTCTCTGTAAAATAATTAAAATTATCAAATATTGTCTTGTGGTTTTTTATTTTGTTTATATAATTCATTTCGTCTCTTATTTCTATTTCTAATAAGTTTTCAATTAAATTGCAATAAGATTTTGAATCTAAATCATTAACATTATTAGGTATAATCAATACTGAATCTAAAAAATTTATATCATTTGGCAATAATAAATGTGAGTAGGATTCTAAAAAATCATTTTCGTATATAATAGGACATACTCCAAAAGCAAAACATTGATAAAAACAAAGTCTTGTTGGTGTGTCTCCTCTTAAAACAAATAGGTATTTAATTGACCTTAAAAGTCTTTCTGCTTCATCGCCTTTTCCTTTAATATAGTTAAAATTATTATTCTCATTGAAATGTAATAAAAATTCACGATATTTATACAGATTTTCTGTACGTTTATTAATAGACCCGAAAAAACCTATATCGTGTTTTTTTTCAGATAGTATTTCTGTTACTGTTTTGGATTCAAAACAAAAATTCTCTATCTTGGTCTGTTTAAAAAAATTATTTTTGTTTAAAATGTAGGGTATTTGTATAGTCCTATTAAAATCTTTACTTCTTGACACCATCAATTCTTTAATATTTGTAATATCTTTTTCGTAACATATTATGTAGACAT